GATAGGTAGAGTCCTACCATCCATAATGCAGGCATCAAAAGCAAAAAGATCAGAACGGAAAGCCTGCAACCAAGAAGCCCCAATTCCGGGCTTCAAAGAACAACGCATAAACTCAGGGGGAAGCGAAATAATCTCGCCAGTATCAGGAACGAGTCTGGCGTAATGGCCTTCAGCCATCTCCCCCGTAATCTTCTTCATGCAGTACCGCGCTACATATGCAGCGCTCTCAAACGAGAGGTCACCGATTTCGGCGGAGCCGAAATCCCAGAGGGAATCAAGCATTGGGGAACGGTAAAGCTGGAAACCAGCAGAGGATTTCCGCCACGGGATACGATCCCCGAAGGAAATACCAAATAGAGCCGCGTGATAGTGCGGCCTAAACAACTTGTCACCATACTCACCACACATAAAGAAACGAACGCCCGGAACACGCTTCCGGAGCTTACGCATCAGCAACTGAAAATGCTTGTAATGTAAAACACCACCATAAGGAATATGGTCATCATCATAGGTCAAAGTAACAAAAGCGCTCGAATCATGCATCTGGGATTCATGCATAACCCTAACGGCCCATGAAACCGAACGATCGAGACGGCAGCCGACACAGCGGCCACAAGGCAAGGAAAGCTCTCCAGACTCGAGCTGACCTTGAGGGCGCCCAAAGATGGGCTTACCGCCCCCCTCCTGCCGCCAGGCAGCCAGGGGGGAATAGCAGGGCACGGCCCTGGCACTACAGGCGAATGCCGCCCCGCATGGGGCCGGCTGTGATATTCGCACCCTTCGTACGAGTGGAGTTAGACCGGAACTGACGGGCAGACTTGCCCTTGTTCACATGAGAACGCTTGGGAGTACCACGCATATAACCTCCAAAAAAGAGAAAGGGGAGCATCGCCCCCCTTATACCCCCGGTGGACTTAGAGGTCCACCTAGCACAATTACATCAAGTGAGAATTGTGCCTATTTACGACCCGGAGCAGCTGGGCCAGAAGATCCGGTACCCGCGTGAGCAGTACCGGCAAAATCGACCTGACGGTCCTTTCCCATCAGCCTATCAAGAGCGGCAATCTGTTTATCAGAATCCGCAAGAGCCTCAGCCTGACGCTTACGCGTATCAGTGAGGCGACGATACAACGAATCAAAATCATTGGACATTATATACATCCTTCCCGCGCACGAGCTGACGCGGATCCGAAACGTTAACAAACTTCCCAGTCTCGTCATCAAACGAGCCCAGCTCAAACAGAGCGAAATCCTCCGGATGCTTAACCAAATCGGAATTGTCTTCCGACTTAGCGATAGCATCCGAGAAACCACGAACGGCCACAGCCGTCGAAGGAACGAAAAAGGGCTGCCCAAACAGCCCAGATGCCGAATCCCTAACGGCACACACTACTTTGATCACTTCTTAACCTCCGGTTTAACAGGATCAGACTTAACAGCCTCAGAAACGACACGAACATCAATCACCGGAGGAGTTTCCTCCACCTTAATCGGCAAAGCAAGCCCCAACTTACGGGCTTCCTCCTGATTCTTAGGATCGGAGGCAAAATCAATAAACTCAGCGGGATCATTACCAAACCGCTTGCGCACATCAGCGGGCATAGCCGAGAAAGCGCGTTGCGCATCATTAATCACATTCATAGCCGACTGAAAATCAAAAACTCCATCAAAATCAATGTTCAACGGAGTACGAACATTTTGCGGCAACTGACCAGTCAAACCAAAACGCTTGACAATCGTATTAATATCAGACTCTTCTTTCTGAGACTGAATCGCCTTACCCGGACCCTCAAACGAGAGTCCGACCGTATGGACCCGACGAGCAGACGAACGAAGAATAGCCATAAAACACTCCTAATTAACGAGGATCAACACCAGTGCGCATGTACTCCTGATACTCCGCCGACGTCATCTTACGATTCGACTTAGGCTTAGAGTCAGGACGAGCAATAGAAGGCGGAACACGAGAACCCGCACGAGAACCAAGATAAGCGCCAGCGGCAGACGATGCCACACCAACAATCTTGCCAGCGTCCCCTAACAGCGGACGCACATACTGACCATACTTAGAACGGTCAACATTCGACTGCGCAATAAGACCCGGAAGACCGAGTTCCATAGCACGAATCTCCAAACGCTGAATGGCTTGCGCCAACTGCTGAGAAGTCACACGAGAAGTACTCTCGTTAAACTGCTGGACCAAATTCTTGGCCTCCTGAACCAAAGCATCAGACTGCGCCTGCGCATTCACAGCAGAAAACTGATGCCTATCACGCAACTCAATACCCTTCAGCTGAGCCTCAATAGATCCCAATTGCTCAGACTGCTTAGACAAATCACCAGACTTAATATCACGATAAGCAGCAGCTTTCGTAGCCTCGACTTGGGCGTCCAAGAGCCGATTAGTCCGGATAGCATGACCAGCAGAGGAAGCAATAGAACCCACATTTCTGCCCGGAGCCTCCTGAGAAGCAGTCGCACCCGAAGGAGTAGAAGCGCCCCCCTTCATATAGGCCAACATAGGATTAAGACCAGCGGCTTTAAGATCCTCAACACCACGCTGATAAGACGTATTACTCATCCGCTCCTGAAACTCGCGATTCTTGCGAGCCTCCTTAGCAGACGACTTATTGCCAAACAAACCACCGAGGATGTCTAAACCGCCACCGATAATGGCACCACCAAGAAGCGGGTCCATCAGAAATGATCCACGAGACCCGGCACCGAGTAAATCGGCAACGGACGCGCAGCCTTTGTATCAAAAAAAGCATCCAGCAAGAACTGCTGACCGACAGCCTCTTCACCGACTGCCAGAATACGATCAACCGGAGGATTGTCGTTGATAAACGCAGCATCCAACACAGGACGATTCTCGAAATACTGCGACAGATGCCAAATGTCGATAGGCTGCGGAGCAGACGAACGGAACCTACCAGTAATCTGCGAGGGCGTATAACGATACTCAGCCCAACGCTCCTGATAGCCAAACACAAGGTTGTCATCAGCCGAGCCATCCATATAAATCTCTTTAGACAAAACGGCTTGCTCACCCAACATAGCAAACGCAGGAAAGTAGAAATCATATCGAGTAGAGCGGGACCAAAGCTTCCGCATGCCCTGCTGGTAGGTCAAATCCGCTCTCACATTGACCAAACCAATAACGTAACCATGCTCAGTGAAAGACTGAGAGAAACCATGGCCACGAGCCAAAGCAGAACCGATTGCAGCGAGCGAACCAGCCGGCGTGTCCGAACCATCAATAGAAGTAGCAGAGGTCTGCGCAATAGGATTGATCGAAACAGCTGTCGATCCTCCCCCGAGATATTCGGGCCTCTGCAAACGAGCATCCGGAGAAACCACGCCAAAATGCGCACGTATAATCTCAGTATAGCGCGTACCGCCACGGGCATCCCTCTCAAGAAGTTTCTGAATCTGAAACGCCTGACGAAGCTGATTAATAGTAGCCGCAGTCGCGGCAGAAAGATCCGCAACACCAATCAAAGACGGATTAGACCACTCCAAAACACCGGGAGACGAGATCGGCGAAGTGTTGTAAAACACCCGACTCGCCGTGGTATCACCAGCAAGGGCAACATTCGTAAACTCCCCAGTGATATCAAAAGTAGGCGCAGCGTTGCCCGTAATGGTCACCGGCGCAGATGTTCCCAGTGGAAGAGAAACCGCAGTACCTTTCTGTACAAACGGCAAAGCAGACGTGAAATAGTCATGACGCTTACCTCTACGAAGCAAAACATAATCAGTATCCACATCAGGTCCATCATCCGTAGAGAACGGCACAGAATTTATGAGATTCTGATCACGGAACCACTCATTGTAAATCAAATTGTAAGCGCGAAACGGAAGGGCATTATGCTCATAATCGTTGCCAGTAGTAATATCCTGACAAGGCAACCCGAAGTAGTCGCCCAACGACAGAGCAGCGTAACCATCCTCTGGAGCCGTACACTGCGGAATCACATACGAAATACTTGAATTCGTATTCGGAGTACGTTCACCCATGAATTTCTGCCAGTTCTCCCACACTAAACGGCAGGGAACGAAAAAGAAGAAAGTCTCGAGATACAAATTATCCATCACTGGAACCAATGGCGTAGCCAAACGCGCGAACAGCGTCGCGCGCATATTAAACGTATCACCGGGAAGTACTTCTTCCAAATAGATAGGCACGAGATAGCCAGCATCAAAAGTAGTCTTCAAAGTCTTTTGCATGCGAAAAGACGAGCGAGGGATATCCGACTTCGGAACCATCGCAAACTGATGAACATTAACTGACTGATTACGATGCATAAAAACTCCAAGGTTAGTCAAGTGTACGAAGCTTAAGAGCGAGACCCGCGCGCGCGACAATCTCACGCACACGCAAACGCTCCAATGAACCTTCATTAGAACCGACCGACTTGTCATACAGACGCATCGTGTAATCTGAAAGCTCATCAGAGGAAAAGCGATCCTTATAGAATCGCGGGATAGGTAGAGTCCTACCATCCATAATGCAGGCATCAAAAGCAAAAAGATCAGAACGGAAAGCCTGCAACCAAGAAGCCCCAATTCCGGGCTTCAAAGAACAACGCATAAACTCAGGGGGA